CGGGACCGGCGGCCAGGTCGTCGCCCCGCCCAGCGTGTCCGGGCGGGGCCCGTACCGAGAGTTGACCGTCGGGGTGGACGTGGCGGAAGCGCCGGCCTGGCTCTATGCCCTCATCCACCCCGGGACTCGCGAACGGTCCCCTCTCGCGGCGCCGGGGGCCGGGCCGGCAACGCCCTACGATCCCGGGGCGTACAGCGAGACGGAAGCGCGCCGCGTGCACCTGTACGCGGTCGCCGCGGTGGAGGCGGAGTGCACCGGAGCGAGACAGGCCGTCCCGGGAGAGCGGAACAACCTCGCGTTTGCAGCGGCATGCAACCTGGTTGAGTTGCTGAACGCCCCGTGGGCGGGACTGGACGGTCCGGCCGTCGCGGCGGCGTGGCGGAACGCCGTCGAGGCGACCGGACTCGACTCGGTCGAGACGGAGCAGATCTGGCGCTCAGCCGTCCAGCGTGTGCAGGGCCGAGCGCGGACGTACCCCACGCTGGGCGGGACGGCGTACGCACCACCGGGCGGCATGGTGTTGCCGCCTTTCCACGCACCCCCGGGCAGCTGGTCCGAGCCCGGGGCGGTACCGCAAGGGCCAGCCGCGGGGGAGCGCGTCCCGCTCCGTAAACGTGGCCTGACACCGGCCCAACTGCGCGCGCTGCCCCCGCTGGAGTACCTCGTCGATGACTGGCTCACCACGGATGCGTCGAGCTGGCTGATCGGGGCGTCGGGGGTGGGGAAGAGCTTCGCCGCGGTCAGTCTGGCCTGCTCGGTGGCGACCGGGGCGCCGTGGTTCGGTCGCCAGGTCCGACAAGGCCGCGTGCTGTACGTGGCTGCGGAGGGTGGCCGGGGGATCTCGCCCCGCATCGACGCGTGGCAGGACGAGTATTGGTCCGGGGCCGACGTCGGGGAGAGCTTGATCGTACTGCCCGAACCGGTCCAGGCCACGAACCTGACGGACTGGGCGGAGCTGCTGGAGTGGGTGGCCGATGACCGTTTTGCGCTGGTCGTGCTCGACACCCAAGCGCGGGTGTCGGTCGGCATGGATGAGAACAGCAATACCGAAATGGGCATGTTTGTCGAGCGGATCGAACAGGTGCGCCGCGCTGCCGGGTCCACGGTCCTGGTCGTTCACCACGAGGGGCATCAGGCCGGCCGGGGGCGGGGAGCGTCGGCCCTGAAGGGGGCCGCTCAGACCGAGATCACCATGAGCGAAGAGAAAGCCGCGTCACGGCTACGGCTCACGGTGTCCAAGCAGAAAGACGGGCCGACGGCTACGCCCCTGCACCTGATGCTGGCCGCGCCGCGGTCACGACCGACGGCGGGCGCCCTGGTCGGCCAACCCGGCGTGTCCGGGGCACCGGGGTCGGTCGTGCTGAAACCGTGGGCCGCGGACCTGGCGCGCATCGTGGTCGACATGGAGTTGTCCGGCGCCGCGTCGAGCGTCGCCCAGATCATGGCCGCCACGTTTTACGAAGGCGTGGGCGGGACCAAGTCCGAGATCAAGGATCTGGCGATCGCAGGCGGACTGAGCAAGACCAGGTTCTATGAGGCGTTCAACCGGTTGCTGAGTACCGGCGTGGTCGGCGTGGTCACCGGTCGAGGTTCGTTCCGGTGGATCCCAGAGGACGAACGGGAGGCTGGCGAATGGACCGATATCGGGCGCGGGCAGATGGCTCGCGAGGTCCCGGCGCGATAGTTGCGTAGTCAAAAGTTGCTGCAACATTAGTCCCGTTGCCCTTTCCCACGTTGATCATTTGCTTTTCAACCAATCCCAGGTTTTCCCGCCCAGTCCAGACCGGGCAACGCTGTGAGCAGGCGTTTCCCGCACCTGTCCCACCTGTCCCAGACCCGGCCGAAATTCCCACCCGCCCCCCCCCCCTAGGGGGGCGGGAAACGGGAAACGGGAATCGGACATTTTGAAAACCTAGACCAGTTGCTATACGTGTGGAAGGATGACCCGCATGACCACGCCGTCACGTGCAACAGCGCCCGACATCAGGCCGGGCTACCCGTCCGATTTCCCCCGGCTACGTCGAGCCTGGGACTACTGCTGGATCGAGCTATCCCGGGGGGACTGGCTGGCCGCACCGGAGCTGGCCCACGCCGCCGCGAATCAGATCAGTCCCCCGCTCACTGACGGCGCCACCCGGACTGTCCTGCGTTACGCGGTCGCCGCGGGTCTGATCGAACGACAGCTGCGCATGGTGCACGGCGACCGGGGCGCGCGACGCGTGGCGTTCTACCGCCTGTGCCGCGCGTGAGCCGGTTGACCCTCCGGCCCTACCAGCACGCGGCCATTGGAGCCGTACGCGCGGCGTGGGCCGGCGGAATGCGTCGTCCTGCTCTGGTGCTGCCCACCGGGACCGGCAAGACGGTGGTGTTCGCCGAGATCGCGGACCAGGCCCGCCGGGAGGGTTGGGGTCGCGTGCTGGTGGTCGCCCACCGCAAGGAGTTGATCCGGCAGGCCGCCGCGGAGATCTCGGCGCTGTCCGGTCAGCGGGTCGGGATCGTCCAGGCCACCACGAACCAGACCGGGGCGCCGTTCGTAGTGGCCTCCATGCTGACCCTGGCGACCGCGTCCCGGCGCGCGCAGATCCGGGACGTCGGCATGGTCGTGGTGGATGAGGCGCATCACGCCGTTGCGCCTACTTACTTGGATATTCTGGAACATTACGGCGTTATCGACGGACCGAAGTACGGGCGCTCCGACGGCAAGCGCGCGGTCGGGCTCGGGGTCACGGCGACCATGTCCCGGGGCGATGGCGGAGCACTTGGCGCGGTCTGGGACGAGGTTGTGTACGAGTACCCGCTCACGGCCGCGATCCGGGACGGTGCACTGGTCGAGCCGCGCGGCATCGTGGTCGATGTCGAGGGGCTGAACCTGGACGCGGTCAAGCGGTCCGGGGGCGACTGGCAGGACAAGGCGCTCGGCGAGGCGCTGTCGGACTCGGTCGCTCCGGAACGGATCGTCGAGGCGTGGCTCACGCATGCCGCCGGCCGACCGACGGTGCTGTTCGCGCCATCGGTGGACTTCGCCCGAATCATGATGACGGCGTTCCAGGCTGCCGGGGTTACCGCGGACATCGTGCACGGCGACCAGGCCGACGCTGAGCGTGACGCTGTCTGGGAGCGCGTCAAATCGGGCGAAACGCTCGTCACGTGCAACTGCATGGTGGCGACCGAGGGTACCAACATTCCGCGATGGTCATGCGCGATCATCGGTCGGCTGACCGGGCATGCGGGGCTCTACATGCAGATGGTGGGTCGCGTCCTGCGCACGTATCCCGGTAAGCGGGACGCGTTGGTACTCGACGTGGTCGGCGTGTCGCGCCGACACAAGCTGGCCGTGCTGGCGGACCTGATCGGCCTGGAAGATGAGGCGGCGCAGACGGATCCGGACGTCGAGGTCGTCGAGGGCGAGCTGATCGAGGCGACCGAGGACGAGGGTGCCGCGGGGGCGATCCCGATTCAGTACCGCGACGGCCGACCGGTGTACGAAGAGATCGACCTTTTCCACGGATCACGGCTGGTGTGGATGCAGACGCACGCCGGAGTCTGGTTCCTACCGGTCGGTAACCGGTTCATTGCGCTCATGCCGGCGCTGTCCCGGCAATGGGACGAATGGGACGTGGTGTCTGTCGAGTCCTGGCATGGTGGAGCGGCTGGCCTGATCGAGCAGTCCATTCCGGGGCTCGGCCTGGCGCAGGCGTTCGGCGAGGGGGCGGTGACCGCGGCAGAAGCGGAGGTCGCTGCCAGGGACGCGCGGTTCCGGGGGAAGCACTCGAACGTCACCGTGGCACGGCTGCGGCGCGCGGGGCTCGGCCGGGACGCGACCAGGGGCCAGCTCATGGAGGCTGAGACGCGGGTCCATGCGAGTGCGCGCATAGATCCCATGCTGGCCTGGGTCGGTGCGCGATGATCGAGGTGTTGACGCTGTTCGTGCCAGGGCGCCCGCGCACGAAGGGGTCGCTGACCCCGATGGTGACCCCGGGGACGGGTAGGGTCCGGTTGACGGACTCTGACGACAGCAAGCATTGGCGTCGGGTGGTCACGGCCGCGGTACGCAAGGAGCGCGAACGGATCGGCCAGTACGGGCCGCGCCCGATGCTCCACCGGCGCGTACCGGTGGCGCTGGCGTTGACGTTCCTCGTGCCGGGCGACCCCATCGATCATGAGATGGGCGACCTCGACAAGTTCGAGCGCAACGTCCTCGACGCGCTCTCCGGCTGCGATGACACCTGTGGACGGTTCTGTGGAAAACATGCCGGCCTATACGCAGACGACGCTCAGGTGATCAAGCTACTCAGCGAGAAGATGGGGCCGCGGGCCGACGTGGGAGTGGTGATCCAGGCGTGGCGAGCAGACCAGTAGGGCAACCCGGATGGGTGTGTCCGGTCGTTGGGCGGCCTAGCGTGACACCGCTCATGAGTGCGTGGTTCGGACTGGACGTGGTGGACGGGCGACCGGAGCGCCGCGCGGCGGCGGCCGAGCATCTGCGCCAGGTCGGGGCGACGTTGCGCACGCAGGCCGAGACACGCGGCCTGCCGGTCGAGGTGCGCCACGTCCCGCCCCCGGAGGTGCCTGCCATCTGGGTCGAGCGCACCGACTCGCGCATCCCGACCGGGGCGCGCGACCTGGGGCGTGACGCGCGCCGGTTGGGCTGGACGGTTCGGTACTCGTACGCGAGGGGGACGGACACCGGGGCGAAGGCGTGGCCCGTGGTGGACAACGTGTGCGTGTGGCTGCGCCGCGGGCCGGACTGGGCCCGGATGACCTACATCGACGGGCGAGCCTGGCGCGCCGTCACGGGTGGTCCGGAGCGACCGATGTCCTCGTGCACGGTGACCCAGCTCCGTACCGCGCTGGGTCTGCCAGACTGAGCGGGTGGATGAGGTCGCGGCGCTGCGGCGCGAGGTGCGCCGGCTGCAACTGCAGTTGCACCAGCTGGCAGGCGCGTTCGACATCGGGCTGAGCGTGGGCTCAGACGTCGTGACCGCGCCACCGTTGCGGGTCCAGCGCGCACCGGCCGGCGTGACCGGGCTCGCTGCTGGCACGTCGCAGGACGTCGCGATCGTGTGGCCGCGGGCGTGGGCGGACCCCGCGTATTCTGTGATCATCAACATCGTGTCGAGCACGAACGCACTCGGTGCGCTGGCAGCGACGCTGGCGATCGGGACGAAGACGGTCGCCGGCTGTACGGTGACGGTGGCCAACACCAGCGCAGCGCCGATCCTTGCGCTAGGGCTCGACGTGGTCGGCATCCGAATGTGAGGACAATCTGTCATGACTTCGACCGCGGTGGGCGCCGGTCCTGATCAGGGGCAGCGCGCCGGCCCGAAGTGCGGCGCCAACAAGCGCCAGGGCACGGGAACGTGTACGCAGCCGGCAGGCTGGGGCACGGATCACGTGGGTACCGGCGCGTGCAAGTTGCACGGTGGCAGGACGTTCGCGCACCGGGCGAAGGGTGCGCAGGTGCTGGCGGTGAAGGCCGCCAAGCAGATGTTCGGCCAGGACTTCGTGATCAAGCCCATCGACAATCCTCTCGCTGAGTTCGCTGCGTTCGCGGGCCGCGTGATGGCGTGGATGGATACCATGCAGGCGCTCACTGAGAAGCTGAGCGACCCCGGGTACCAGGGCATGACGGGCGAGCAGGTACGGGCAGAGGTCCAGCTGTTCGAGCGCTCCATGGACCGGGCGAATACCGTCCTGGCGACGTATGCGAAGCTTGGCATAGATGAGCGCCTGATGCGGGTCACCGAGGCGCAGGCACAGATGATCATAAAGGCGATCGAAGCCGCGCTCACCGCGGCGGGCCTGGCGGGCGATCCGTTGGTCAAGGCGAAGCATGCGGTAGCGAAGCATCTGCGTGTCCTACCATCGTTGCCAGAGTCTTCCTGACCGAAAGGATCTTTCGTCATGACCTGTGGGGACACGTCGGCGCAATGGGTTCCGGCGCTGGGCTCGGCCTGGACCGGGGAGATCACCGATTCCAGCACGGCTGTTGAGGCCATCTTCGTCCAGCTCGATAGCGCGGTCGCCTCGGTGGTGGACGGCGTGCCGCTGGTCGGGGTGTGGGACTTCGTGGATGGTCAGCTCACCTGGACGGCTGCAACGGAGGGCATCAGCTACCGGTTCACCGTGACCGCGACCACGTGTTCCGGGGGCAAGGTCACTGTCGCCGATGGCGGCGTGGGCGACTCGTTCGGCGCTGGTCACCCGTTCACGATGTCCCGCGCGCTGTAGTCCATGCCGGACGTCCTGGGTCTGGTCGCCGGCCGGCTGGACCAGGCGTTCGACACTGAAGACGGACCGACATGGGTGATCGAGCGCGCTGGCGAAGAAGTCTGGTCCAAGCAGACCGAGATCATGCGTTCGATCGTCGAGCACCGACGGACCGCGGTCCGCTCGTGTCACGGCGTCGGCAAGAGCCATATCGCTTCCCGGATCGCGGCATGGTGGCTCGACTCGCACCCCCCCGGGGAGGCGTTCGTGGTCACCTCCGCCCCGACCTTCGCTCAGGTGCGCGCCATCCTCTGGCGCTATATCCGCCAGGTGCACCGGCGCGCCGGCCTGCTGGGCAGGGTCAATCAGACGGAGTGGCACCTAGACGGCGAACTGGTCGCGTTCGGGCGCAAGCCGGCCGACCACGATGAGGCGGCGTTTCAGGGCATTCACGCGATGTACGTTCTGGTCATCCTGGACGAGGCATGCGGCATCCCCGAGCAACTGTGGATCGCCGCGGACTCGCTGACCACGAACCCTGACTGCCGGATGCTGGCCATCGGCAACCCGGACAATTCGCAGTCTCACTTTGCCAAGGTCTGCGCCCCGGAATCTGGCTGGCACACCATCGGGATCTCGGCGTTCGACTCGCCGAACCTGACTGGCGAGCCGGTGAGCCATCGACTCTCGCGCCTGCTCGTGTCGCGGGAGTGGGTGGAGGAAAAGGCCCGGGAGTGGGGGATCGACAACCCGATCTATCTGAGCAAGGTCATGGGGCAGTTTCCTCCGGACGACCCGACCAGCGTGGTTCGGGCGTCCGACGTCGCGATCTGCCGGCTGGCGACCGACGTAGCCAGGGCACCGAGTGAGCTACTGCCGGTCGAGCTGGGCGTTGACGTCGGGGGCGGGGGCGACGAAACGGTCATCCGTGAGCGCCGGGGGATGGTGGCGGGCCGGGAGTGGCGCCACCACTCCGACCGGTCCGAGGAGATCGCGCCGTTGGTGTTGCTCGCGATCCGGGAGACCGGGGCGACGGCGGTCAAGATTGACCGTATCGGGGTCGGGGCCGGCCTGGTCGGTGAGCTGCGCAACATGCGCACCGTCGGCCTGCACAGTGCGCAGATCGTGCCGGTCAACGTGGCGGAGCAGGCGTACGACGAAGTCAAGTTCGTCAACCTCCGCGCTCAGATCTGGTGGGAGATCGGGCGCGGTAACTCGGAGCGTCGGCTATGGGATCTCAGCATCATGGAGAACGCCGACACCACCTGCGCGCAGCTACTCGCGCCGCGGTGGTCGATCGACACTAAGGGCCGCATCCTGATCGAGCCGAAGAAAGAGACGATCAAGCGCTTGGGTCGGTCGCCGGACGATGCGGACGCGCTGTTGCTGGCCTACTTCGTGGCACGCCGGACGTTGGGCAACTTTTTGGAGGGGCTGGGCGATGGATAAGAGCTGGTTCAAGATCTGCCCATGCGGTCACCCATGGGCGACGCACGACGTCGAGGAGTACACCGGGGATGGTACGGAAACCTGCTGTGTTGCTGGCTGCGACCAGCAGGGCTGCCCCGGGCGCGCGCAGGCCGTACCCGCGCCCGGTGGAGTTTGCGATCATCTTGAACACTGGCCCATCGTTCCCATCGTGAGTCCTGACGGACGTTCGTGCCTGATCGTCTGTCCGGTCTGCGACCTGGTCCCGGCCGGCGGGCACCCGGTGCGCGAGCCGGGCTGGTCGCGTGCCCAGTACTTCGCCGAACGCCAGGACCGCGGCGGCCCGGAGTGAGCGCGCGGCCCGTACTGTTTCACGTGAAACACGACTACGATCACGACCAGGTACGGCCGGTGAGGGGGGCGCGTGGGCTCGCGACGCAGTAACCGCGCCAGGTCGCGGCACCCCGACCTGGTCAAGGCCGCCGGCCCTGCCGGCGTGACTGCGCTGTCGCGTGGCAGCGTCTACAGCGCTGAGCAGGTGCTGGGCATCGTCCGAGCGATCGAGGCGCGTCAGGTGGGCGGACAGCTGGCCGTGCCGCTCCCGCGGCTGGAACCGCCGGTCCCGTTCGGTCCCGGCATGCCGCTCAACCCGTCCCCGATCAATCCCGTCAGTCCGATCACGGGTCGGGCCGAGCCACGTCAGTACGAGTTTCCCGTCTCGTTCAACTTGCCAGGGTTCGGCGACCGCCTCATCCCGTGGAAGGTGTTGCGCGACGCTGCGGACATGATCCCGTTGTTCCGGCGCTGTATCGAGATCCGTAAGAACGAGATCGCCACCCTGGAATGGGACATCGGCATCAGCCCGAAGGCGATCGAGCGAGCCGCGCGCCAGGATCCGGGGTCCGCCCGGAGTGACATCGAGAAGACCATGCGCGCACGGGTCGAGCCGCACATCGGCCGAATGGTCGAGTTCTGGGAAGAGCCGGACCGGCGCAACGGTCACGATTTCATCGCATGGGCGACCAAGCTCCTGGAGGAGTATTTCGTCCTGGACGCGGTCGCGATCTACCCGCGCCCGACACTCGGGGGCGGGGTCTGGTCGCTGGAAATCCTGGACGGCACGACGATCAAGCCCCTACTGGACGACGACGGTTTCCGGCCGATGCCGCCCCAGGCTGCCTACCAGCAGGTGCTGCATGGGTTCCCACGTGGCGAGTTCGTTGCGGACGGGCCCATGGACCCCGACACCGGGATGCCGGCCGGCGCCTATCCGTCCGATCGACTGATTTACGCCGTCCATAACTCCCGCACGTTCACGCCGTACGGCTACAGCGCGGTAGAGCAGGCGCTGGTAGATGGCGACCTGTACGCGCAGCGCATGATGTGGCTGAAGGCGGAGTACACCGACGGCGTGATGCCGGCCGGCTGGCTGCTGGCAGGCGTGGGACAGGCGGACTGGTCACCGACGGAACTGAAGGCGTACGAACGCCAGTTCAACGACTACCTGATGGGCTCGATCACCGCGAGGCAGCGCTTCCGGATCCTGCCCTTCGGGATGACCCCGGACCCCAGCAAGACGGACCTGGGGGAGCGGTACCGGCCGGACTACGATCTCCACCTGATCAAGCTCGTGAGCGGGCATTTTGACACCACGATTGCGGAACTGGGGTTCACCGAGCAGGGGGGTCTGGGGTCCACCGGCTGGCACGAAGGTCAGGCCGACGTCCAGGACCGCAAGGCGACCCAGCCCACGCTGCGCCGGCTGGCCGCGCTCTGTACACGGATCATGCGGCGCCACCTCGGTGTCCCGCCGGAGCTGGAGTTCCGGATCCTGGGGCTGGAGTCCGAGGATGAGGACTCCGCGGATGAGGTTGCCGAACGCCGGGTAGCCGGCGCTCGCATGACGCTGAACGAAGACCGTGACCGGACCGGCCTGCCGCGGTACACGTTCGCCGAGGCGGACATGCCCATGCTGATCACGCAGCGCGGCATCGTCTTCGTAGATGGCGCGTCCAAGCTCGCCGAGGCTGGCCAGATGATCGGTCCAGCGCAGGCCGTCCCCGTGGGGACACCGCCGGAGGTTGAGCCGGGGGCGGCGGGCCCTGCCCCCGGCTCGGCTGCGGCGGAGAAAGCGGAACTGACCCAGTACCGGCGCTGGCTGGCCAAGCGAGACGGACGCACGCCCGGCCGGCGCTTCCAGTTCGAACACCTGTCAGAGGATGATGCGGTCGCCCTGGGGGTCGATCCGACGCTCGCCGATTTCGTCGGCAAGGCGGACGGGGGTGACCCGGTCACGGCCCCAAAAGTCCGGCACTGGCCAGGGTGGGAACGGGACCTGGCCGTGGCCGAGCATTGGGCACCGATCCTGCACCGGGCTTTGATTGGGGCGCCTTCAGGGCTGCTGAGTCTCGCCGGTAGCTACCTCGGACTGGGGCTCGCCCCCGGCCAGGGTGTAGCGCTCTCATGGCTGGAGACGCGCCATTTGCCGATCGCCGAGGCGCTGCGGCCAGCCCTGGTCGGCCTATGGACGGACGGCTATTACGTGGGCTCGGTGTCGAGCCGGGCCGTGCTCGCGCACCACGGCCTGATCGTCAAGGCCGACGCTGAGCAGGTGCTCACGCTGGGCGTGGACTGGGGTGCCTGGGAACCCGGGGATGAGATCGCGGCCCGCGAGTTGCTGGGCATGGAGGGCATGGGTGACGGACTGGCCGCGCTGCTGGAACGGGCCGGCGTCATCCTGAAGGGGATCGAGGGAACCAAGCTCAACCA